GAAGCTGGAAAAGGAATTCATCATCAGTCATCTGAACAGCGTTCTCATAACCGTGATCCTTGATTGCTTCGATAGATACAGCCTTTGCGTATTTCTCAATACTCATTTCTGCATAAGGCTTTTCTTTTACAGTGAATTTGCTGTAAGGGATTTCCTCGCCCTCTTTAACATTTCCATCCTGTAATGTGCCTTCTGCATATTTTGATTTAAGAACCGCTCCGGGTGTCTTTTTGATTGGACGCATGATGCCAAGAATCTCGCGCAAGTGTTCCCAGTTTTTTTCGAATCTGGTGACGAAGTCAATCTCACGCGCCCTTACCTGAATATCATTTGTCATAATAAGATTAGCTTTTGCTGCCATATAAAAAATCCTTTCTACCCATAATTATTAAGGTATTGGGTTAGCGGCTATACTCTAGCGTATAGTCGGTGTAAAAATCACTGGAATAACTGGATGTTCTGGGCGATCGCCGCCTGCCTCTCAGACGGGTCTTTAATTGCTTCGATATCTTTCTTTGTCATGCTTCCCGGTGTCTGTTGCTGTCCAACATGAGTAGTAAACCTTGCCTGATTCTGCTGAGCCTGCTGCTGAGATTCATCCACGAAAGCGGATGCGTCAGACTGTTTCATCTGCTCAATCAGATCATTCAGCCCAAGGATTTTACCGTTTTTCAGTTTCAATCCGGCTTCTTTAATGTCTGCCATGACTGACTTCTTAGCTGCTTCGCTGGAAAACTTAACATCGTCGAGTGCCGCTTTCAGAGCGTCTGAGAAATCACGGTCGTAGATTTTTGCATTGAATTCTTTCTCTGCGTCCTCAGCTTTCTTCTTCCATCCAGCAAGCTCTGTCTGAATGTTCGCCGGGTCGATACCATCAAAACCTTTCAGGGTCTTTTCTGCTGTCTCTGCGCGTTCTTTCCAGTCGTCTCGTTCTCCCTCAACTTTTGACAGAGTTTTTGCAACTTCCTTTGCATTCTTGTAATTCTCAGAAAGTGCTTTCTTTATATCTGCCTGTTTGTCCTCCGGGATTTCAATTCCAAATGATTTTAATGTGTCAATAAGTTTCTGCATATATCCTCCTGGTCGTGTTTATTGACCTGCCGCCGCAGGTAAATGGATTAAGCCAGTTAGACCACTGGCAAGGTAAGGAAATAAGGGGAATCGAACCCCTAACCAATATCCTATGCGGATATTGCTCTACCACTAGAGCTATATTTCCATTAACCCGGATTCCCGGGTTAGCAAGGTATTTATCGTGTTATGCCTGCCACTATCCGACTTCCACGGAGATGTTGTTTTATTCATGAGGAGGTGTTACCAGTCAGTCAAACTGACTAATGAATATGCCGGAAATTGCATCCGCTTTTCAACCTCCAGATTCCGCTCAAATCTGCTTCATCTGTTTCTCTTAAGGGCATATTCGCAAAGAAAGGAGGACATGAAACGAAAAAGAAAGCAAAAACTTCTAATCAGCAAGCCCTACAAGGTTCACCATTCCTTGCAAGATTATAGTATCACATTCTTTTAAAAAAGTTGTCCCCACATTTTGTCAAATCAAAGCATATTTCTTAATTTCTCAACGTATCTCTTAACAAGATCACGTTCTTCCCGGCATTCTGCGTCCTTGGACATATCGCTCATTTCTGTTGTGAGTTCGTCCAGATGTTCTTCCAGAGCGGCAAGCATCTTTCTTTTGCAGTCCTCAGATTTTTCGGAACGATAGCTCTGTTTCTGCGTCATGTAGTCATCGTAAGCGTCTCGCCCATCAGAGCGGCTGTAATGCTCTCTGACATAATGTTCACCACGTCTGGCATAAGAATTGCCCCGGTCGTAATCTGGCATCATTCTGCCGTCACTTGAGCTGTATCTCCCCATGCTGTCATGTTTTCTTCCACGCTCGCTGTAATCGTCATTGTATCCGCTACGCATCTCATCAAGGACAGTGTTGTAATACTCCACTTTCTTGTCCCAGTACTGTGTGTTCTTTATATCTTTGTACATATCAATCAGCTTGTATGTCATTTCCAGATTTCCAGTAGTCAACCCACTGTCAGCGATTTTGGACAGTTCGTCTTCAATTCTTGCACATAAGTCTTTAATGTCTCTCATAATCACACCTCCTATGCTTCTCTGGTCACGACAATATTTGCGTTCGCAACAGAAATTGCCTGATCGCTTGTATTCTCTACTGCGATATTAACGCAACATCCGCGAGGTACATCAATATAGATGCCAGAGGACACATTGTTATACTGGTCTACTGCTGCCGGTGTGGAAATCATCTGAGAAGAAAGAACCGGTTCGCCAGAGATTGCAATAGCCAGAGAAATAGCTTCAACAGTACCGCCTGTTGGAATTGCGATATTACCAGAAAAATCCACAAAGAATCTCGCTTTGCACTGATTAGTCAGTCCTCTTAGAGTTATAATTCCACTTCCCTCTCTGTGCTGAATACAGTTAGAACCTTTGACTGCTGTGTTTGAAAATACTACGTTTCCATTTGCTGCTACAGTCTGAGCAGCTACATTTGTAAATTCTGCCATAATTTTTACCCCTTTCATATCACAAAAGGACAGGTCTCAGCCTGCCCCTCTGTGTAAAACGGCATAAGCCGACATCCGAATCAATCGAAAGATACTCTCGATATGAAGTTATCAGCAATTACATCCGGTGTTGCATCCGCATCCAGAATATGGATATGGCGCTGGGACTACGTAGGATGGCACAGGCATAGGACTTATTCTGCGAATCAGTTCTGCCGTCTGCGCTTCCTGATTTGCCGCAATGTAAGCATTCTGCGCAGACTGAGAAGCAGCAAGCTCAAGTTTCTGAACTTTATCTCTTAAATCTGCGTTTTCTTTTGCACACAGGTAATCAAGAACCGCTCTGGTTCCAGCATTCTGATTGTCAATGATATCTCTTGTGTTGCTGTTCATGGTGTTCTGCAATGCACAGGTGTTCTGCGCCATGTTGTAGTTCACGCCCTGGATAGCTTCCCTGGTTTCACAACAGCAGTTTGCAAGCTGCGCCTGCAATGCGTTTGTATTCTGCATATTGGCTACAGTATCGGCATTGATTGCCTGCTGGATTCCAAAGCCGGTCTGCATGATGTTTGTGTTGATTCCATTGAATCCGGTAAGCATACCGTTATTCATGGCATAAAAGCCATCACACAGGCCGCTATTGATTCCGTCAAGTTTGCTGATTACTGCGGAGTTATCAAATCCTCTCTGAATGTCTGCTTGAGTAGCTGCTGTGGCTGCATATCCGCCGCCATTGCCGTTATTGCCCCATCCGTTGTTTCCCCATCCGCAGAATACGAACAAGAAAAGCACGATAAGCCACCATGCACCATCTCCACCAAACATGCCGTCATTATTTCTGCCATTTCCAGTAGCAGCGGCAATGTCTGCTAAGCTATAATTTCCATCCATAGTTATAATCTCCTTTATTGTGTATTTACATCAATCTGGCCAGATTGTAATGTACTATTTCATTCCTTTCAGCAGATTCTGAAACTGCCCTGCCATCTGCTGAACTTGGTTAAGCTGCTGTTGAGAAATCTTTCCAGACTGCAACATTTTCTGGACTTCTTCTTTTGGGTTTCCTTTGTAATTCTGTTTAAACTGCATAAACTGCTGCATCATCTGCATTGGTCCGTTACCCTGTGGCATCCCACCGCCAAGTGCGTTAAATAATGGATTACTCATCTGCATTTCCTCCCTTGATCGCTGATTCCTGTACGGTATTAGTCCTAACAGGTTCAGAAAATGAATTTAATCGGTTTATGATAGCTTCGTATTTGCCCTTTAAATCGTCATATTCCTGTCTGGTGACATATTTACTGTCCATGTTCTGAACAGGCTGTTTAGGCGGCATCTGAGAGCCTATCTCGTGGTATTCAAATGTTCGCAGTGGCTGCGGCATGCCGGATACATCTGTGGATTTTATGTAGAACTTTTCGCTCTCACTGTCCATCAGTAAAACGCTTGTCCCGGGTGCTACCAGATAGGATTTTGCGCCGACTTCGCCAGACACCCACAAAATACCATTGTTATTCTGTTGGGGTTGCTGTACTGGTTGAACTGGCATCTGGACAGGTTGCTGCTGAAATTGATTCATTTGCCCCGGAACGCCAAAACTATATTGATAAGGATTGTTATATAATGCCATCTTATGCACCACCTTTCTGATTATATTTTTGCATAGATGTATCAATCTAAAAAGTTCAAAAAAGTCTCAAAAAAGTATTGTGCAATAACGC